TTTAATAGCTACTAATTGGGAACGAGATAGAGTGGTTAATTCTGATAAGAAACTTCCTACCAAAAATGTCGGTGGACGACCTACCACAAAAAAGAAACTAGAAAATGTAATAATGCCAGAGAAGATTGATTTTAAATCTATCTTTGGAGAAGTTACTGAAGATTAATACGATGATTATAATAAACATTATATTACCATTATTAACTATAGCAATCTTAATTTACATAGTAATAAATTTACTTCGTAAGGTAGAGGCATTGGAAGATGATGTAGATGACTCAACTAAATTAGTTGAATCGATGAACGAATCAATAACTAAGGCTCTATCAAGAATGAGAGAGGTTGATAGATTAGGTTCGTTTGAAGCGGATGATGAAACCTCTTTTGTATTTACAGAGATTCAAACCGCATTAGATAAGTTAAACAACGAAATAAACCCAAATGGCGAAGAAACGAAGGAAGAGAAGTAAAAGATATTTTACAAAAATAACAGAGATGGCTATAAACGCTTACAATGGTTCTGATGACCAGGTAGTAAAGAATAAAGTTTATAATAGATTCATCCACTATCCATTTGATAAGTTAGCTGAGAATGTAATACATACTTACAAAACATATTATTTTGATGTACCATATGAAGATGTGAAGGCAAACGTAGTTGCATTTCTTAATGAAAAGATTCATAAGTTCAATGGAGAAAATGGTAGAGCCTTTTCATACTTTACAGTTGTTGCACGAAATTATTTATTCAATGAGAATAATGCAAACTACGCCAGAATGAAATCAAAAACTGAAGTAAAACATATTGATACACAACGAAATATTACAAATGAAGTTGTTGCTCAAAACAATAAAGAAGCTAAATCTGATTTTATAGACCATTTTACAAAATACATAGACCATCATCTTTACACTTTATTTTTAAAAGATAGAGATAGAGCAATAGCAGATTCTATAAATGAATTATTTAAGAATAGATTAGACCTATATTCGTACAATAAGAAAGCTCTCTACATACTTATTAGAGAACGAACAGGTGTACATACTCAATACATTACTAAAGTGGTTGGTAAACTAAAGGGTATTTATGTAGAATTATATACTGAATATAATAAAACAGGTCACCTCACCGTAAATTATAAATTAAAGGCTAGTAATGGATAAAGATTCAGAGTTATTTAAAGGAAAAACATTCTCAGATATAATGTCTGATGTTTACAACAATTCAAAAAAGAAGGATAGACAGTTAAAACTTCTTATTGCACAATTAGAGCCATTGGTTAAGAACCTACAGGATGCTACTGTGATTGTTCCTTTAATAAAAGAGTATATGGAAGTATCCATCAGAAATGATGACCAGATTGTTAAGTTAGCTGCAATCGTACAACGAATGATGAAAGATGCTAACTCAGGTGATGAAGGTGGGTTTGGGTTAACTCCAGAAGAAAAGAAACAATTAATGTCAAATGCGGAAGCAATTGATAAATCGATTGAGGCACTTGAACCAATTGAAGGAGATGAATAATGAGTACATTTAAAATTGGTACAGTTCAGAAAATAAATCTATTAGATGATGATGTAAATGAACTGTATAGTATTGAGGTATTAACATCACAAGGACAAGGGCAATTTGAAACGTGCTATCCAGTTGATACTAATATAAAAAGAGTACCACTATTAGGTGAATCCGTATTGGTGTTTCCTGGCTTGGGACCTGAAGCATCAGGTGGTAGTAGAAGGTCTAAACAGTATTATCTCGCACCAACCTCTGTACAATTAAGTATTCACAATAATGCATTACCCAAAGGTTCTATATTAGAAAAAACACCATCAGCTGGTGGTAATGTTGGTGATACATCAGCGGGCAATCCCAATACCTCAGGAGGAGATGAAGAAGCTAAATTAGGTGTGGGGTTTACAGAAAGAACTGATGTAGGTTCGTTACAACCATTTATAGGTGATATATTAATAGAAGGTAGGTTTGGACATTCATTACGATTTGGATATACGCCAGTTGGGTCTGAAACTACACAAGAACCATCATGGAGTGCTGGTACTGATAATGACCCAATAACAATTTTAACGAATGGTAGAAGTGAGGCCGGTGAGTTCAATAAATTTATTATAGAATCAGTTGATGATGATTTATCATCCATCTACCTAACATCAAGTCAGAAAGTATCCATAGGTACATCTCAAAATAATTTAGGTTCAGGTATAATGCCACAATCAGTATTTTCAGACCCAACGGTGATTATCACATCAGATAGGATATTACTAAACTCAAAATCAGATTGTGTAATCTTATCATCAGCAAGTGATATTATAAACGCAACACCAGGTTGGGCAATGGAAATGGATAAGTTTTTTACATTAGTAGAAAGTTTAGCGAGTGAGTTAGCAGATTTAACATCAGCTACTGCCACATACGCAACAGGAGTTGGACCAACTGGGCCAGCAACAAACGCAAGTAAAGTAGCTAAGATACTTAGTGATATAAGTGCAATGAAACAATAAAGGATAAATTATGCCAGCAATATGGCCAGCATTCATAACATCTGTTGGTGGGTTTTTAGATGACCCATCTGAAGGTAAAACACATACGGATACCGCTGAAAAGATTTCATCGGAATACCATAAGGCTGTAAAAACAGCTCAGGTAACTTTACATGCAACCTTAGTTAGTGTACAACCACCATACATTCCTATTAAGATGGCAATTGAAAAATGTTTAAATGATATTACAGAATCTGAGGGAGAACCTCAACTATTTCATTTTACAGATTGGGCAGCAAAAACAGTATCATATTGGATGAGTGTACAATATCAAATAGTACCATTCCATCCAATAGCAATGGCCACCTCAACAGGTACGGCAGGTATTCCTGTTCCAGTTACAAACGTTACAACAGTAGGTGGGATTCCACCAGCACTTGCAAATGATTTGTTAACAGCATTTACACATCCCAAATCATCAGTACCATACGGAATTCCATTTGCAACAAAATTATCAACAGCATTTATAAATCATTTAACCACCGTACAAGGATTACACACCCACGTAGTAACGGCAGGTTCACCAATAACACCAGTCCCATTGGGCCCAATACCATATCCTTGGGCGGGATTAGTATAAAAATAAACATTTTAATATTTATATGTAAAGTATATCACTATGAAAGCAAAACAATTAGCACAATTATTAGAAGTTATCGTAAGAAAGGTAGTTAGAGAAGAACTAAAACCTATCATTACGGAAGTTAGAAATGCATCTAAACCACTTCTAAAAGAAACAAAAAAGAAAACCAAAAGAACATCAAACAGAATACAAAAAGACCCATTGGATATTAATTTATCTGAAATTCTTTCATCAGAACCAAATGTAGAAACGAAATCAGAAAATAAAACGTATGTAAAGAACCCAATGTTAAACGAAATGTTAAATGATGTTGCAGATAGTGGTGAGTGGAGAAGTATGGATTCAACTTCATACACATCCAATCAGGCTCAAAACTTTATGGTAGGTGGAGGTCAATCAGTTACTCCATCTGTAGATATTGATGGTAGACCCGTTGATACAAATAACGAAAATGTTGCAGCAGTTTCTGCGGCTATGACTAAAGATTACTCTCAATTAATGAAAGCAATTGATAAGAAAAAGGGAAAGTAACAAATGGCTATTAAACCGAGAAAAGAATATTTCTACAATCCAATAGATTTTGAACCAGATGTAGCAGTTGGAATAAAACTACCATTCTCTAAGAATAGTGGTTTATTTGATTTATCATATTCAACACAAGAACAGGCTGTATCTAATTTAAAAAATCTATTATTGACTAGAAAAGGTGAACGAGTATTTCAACCAACATTCGGTTCTCAGATTTATGCTCTGTTATTTGAACCAATAACATTAGATTTAAAACAAAGATTACAAGAAGGTATATTAGCAGATGTTAATTTCTGGCTTCCCTACATAATTATTGATGAGGTAGTGGTTACTCCTGATGAAGATAAAAATTATGTTGGTATAGTTCTTAGATTCAGAGTTACAGAACAAGGTGCAAACCAAGAAATAATATTATATGTAGATTCCACTGGGTCTGCAACAATTGAATAGGAAATTAAATGGCAAAAGCAAACAAATCAGATTTAGTCCAAAAGGATGTTAAACTTGTTGGTAAGGATTTTGGAGAGTTAAGAAAAAACTTAATTGATTTTTCTAAAACATACTTCCCAAATACTTTTAACGATTTTAATGAATCATCACCAGGTATGATGTTTATAGAAATGGCATCTTATGTTGGAGATGTACTATCCTTCTATACGGATACTCAATTGAGAGAATCTCTCTTAACCAATGCTGAAGAAAAGGCAAACCTTTTTAATCTGGCAGCTGTACGTGGTTATAAACCAAAGAACATTGTTCCAGCCTCAGTAGAACTTGATTTGTTTCAGGTACTACCAGCGAAGGGGAGTGGTGATAATGTAAGACCTGATTATGATTACGCTCTAAAAGTGGAAGATGGTATGAAGGTTGGTTCTGATTCAAACTCCAATGTTGAATTCTCAACTAACTTTGATGTAGATTTTGCAGTATCATCATCATTTAACCCAACGGAAGTTTCAGTTTATCAAATTGATGAGAACAACAACGAACCTATTTACTATTTAATAAAGAAAAAAGTAAAAGCATCAAGTGGTACTGTTAAGAAATCTCAGTTTGTATTTACATCTCCAAAGATATATGATAAGATAAGAATAAGTGATTCTAAAATAATTAAGATTAAATCTATTAAAGATGATGATGGAGATTTGTGGACTGAAGTTCCTTATTTAGCACAAGATACTGTATTTGAACAAATAGAAAACAACGAAGATAATTCTACAAGTTTACAACCGTATAGTGGAGAGACTCCAATGTTGTTAGAACTAAAAAGAGTTCCTAAAAGATTTATAACTAAATTTGAATCTGAAAAAGATATAGTAATTCAATTTGGAGCAGGTGTTTCTGCAAACGCTGATGAAGAAATTATTCCTAATCCTGATAATGTAGGTTCTGCATTATATCAGAACACAGGTAGATTAGACCAGGGGCTAGACCCATCTAATTTTTTATATACAAAAACTTACGGAGTTGC